GTCACAAATTATAATTGTTTAGTGCTATGCACTAAATAAGGCAAATCACCGCATCTAGACTTGCCTATTAACATCACACAATGCAACTAGTGCATTATATGATACCACGTCTCACACAGATTAGCGTAAATAGTGTGAGCCTTATTTAAATCAATTTCACGTTTAAGCAATTTCGCTCGCACATATTGAGTGAAGTGAGTTTTTAGATATTCTGCCACTCTTGGATAATGCATAGATCCAGGAGAGAATGTAAGAGCGACTTCAAAATCATATTCCCCCAAAGCGGCAATTAGCTTGCGTGAATCAAGCCCCACTAACAACCGATATTGATTCCATTTGGAAAATTTTCCCAGTACCTTATCCTCTTTTTCCAGCCATGTGAACAAACTTTGTGCTTCCCCATAGTCTACGATGCCTGTGCACACTGGAATTTTTTCTACCACTTCGTAAGCGATAACCCAGGCGTGTTGGTCTATGTAATCGGCTGTTAAATGATCTATAACTTGTCTGGTGTCGTAACTATCCATCGCAATACGACTGATATCTTGAATATTTGGGCTGTAATCAACTCCTATTCTCCTCAGCTCTATCACCATTTCTTTAACACGATCCATTGCAGCCAACATCGCAGGCACACGCACGTTAATACTAATATCAGGTTCGGGTATTAATTGGGATAACCGATATATATTCCCTTCTTTGTCCGGTATTCCGAAACCTCCATCGTCGATACGACTATGCAAAACTGTCTCATGAATATTAAGCCAAGTTTCCTCCTTTTTAATTCTTCCCCACTTGGCAAGGCAGCATTGCCACAATATGTCACAATCTTCACTACTCATACCGCGACTGTAAAGTAATTCAATCACTTCGTACTTTGTTCTAACTAGTTCTCTAATGCCAATTGGTTCATGCTCCAAATTACCACTAACGAACGTCGCAATCAACCGGCACACTGACGTTCCCAAATGTCCTTGGTCATCATACATTACACGCAGAAATTCTTGTGTTTTACCTATGAGCTGCTTTATACTGTTGGCTTCATATCCAATTCTCTTCAGTATCGTATACATCAACGCACCATCTTCCATATACTTAATTCTAGATGCTGCGTCATCTCCAAACCCTTCTCTACTTATCAAGCAGGTTCTACCAAACAACTTAAGGGCAGAGATATTAGCAATCGAATGGTATACATCATTACACATACAATTCATCAACATAGTAAACATCCAACCACTAAACAAACCCACCTCAACCGGATGCTCAGAGCCCTCGTTGTCTATAATCTTCATTTGTTGGTAAGAGTCTTCAACCCACTTAACACACAAATGTAAAAAATCTCCTTTAGTGGGGGCATACAACAGCAAACCATTGGTGATCTCAATCATATCCTCAACTGAGTGCTGACCATTGAAATTCTTAAAGTCAAAACAAAAAAACCTGTCTTTATGCCAGTTCCCGTCACCAAATACACACTCTAATGTGCTTCTTAAGCGCATATCATACTTAAAAATGTGTTCCTGACTTATCGTAAACAAGTTAGTACTACCAATAGGAAACAACTCAGCAAAACTAAAGTAAACGCATGCCATCACTATATATTGTATTAATTCACCGGGAAACAGTACTCGCTCGGCACCTATCTCGTTCATTTTAGGCACAGCTTTACTTCTATTTGTACCCCATTTCTCAACTATGAGATTGGCGACCAGTTCCATAATGCCGTTCTGTTCAAACAAACTTTTTTTATTGTGTCTTTTTTCTACCTCATGCACAACATCGTTCATCATTACAGTAATGCTATATTTTTTTTCAAAGTCTTCAGACAATACAGTGCTACCTTTAGCTACATACTCAGATCGTTTAACCCAAAATTCAATCAGTTGGTCAAACCCACGAAGTTTAGCAGAGCCCGCACCTCGATATAACCACTTAACTGCATCTGAGAATTGCCGTCTATACTCATGAGTTGACCAACCATACCCATCATAAGCGACGTAGGGCTTCCTCTTCTTTGATCTATCTTTAATCTCATCTGTAGGATCAACACTATACATCTTCCGACCCACTATAGTATGGATATACATCAACTGGCGCTGCTCCTCGCTGGATAACGGTATTGCCATGAATTCACAGCTAACACGCACGTAAGTATAAGCCTCTTTATTAACAGACACAAACGACTTTTCAGGAATACAAAGTATTCGTGAGTTGACTACAGCTTGATACAATTCTGGTCGCATATGTCGTATAGTGGTAGCATAATACAACAATATGGCAGTCACGAGAGTATGACTAGATCCAACATGACACCTTAAGATACGCTTCGCCTCAACATCATCCTCCAACATATATGCCTCAACAATTGATGACAATGTAACACCACACCGATCCGCCTCTAACCTAGATCTGTGGGGAAACGATTCAGGTATTACGTATGTTGATTCGGTACCAATGTGGCCGTCTATAATATGTAGAACCCGAAGCCACTGCTGCACACTATTGTGCATGCCATAATCTGAAACCAAGTCATAGGACTTAAGTAAGTTGTATTGTATTACACAATTAGGGATGCAACCAGATCGGAAGTGATCTTCCAATTCCTTAAAATCATGGCCTTCATACTCTCCTTTGAGAATCCAGCTCGGCGCATTCCTATAACCCTTTGGAGCTATAACAAATTCCTGACATCTGTACGGGTGAGGAATCTCCATGCGTTGCATAGCGTAGCCAACACACACTATCTCAGCCTCGTTTAAAGTATTAACTATATGCAATTTGGAAGCTATTGTATAATTAAGCACTATTCGCCTATTCATGATGCCAAACCGATAGTCGATCGTGTCTCTACCGTCTTCTATTCCCAAACCCACATCACTCAATGTTGTAATAGCGCATATGGGATGAGCACCAATCTCCAGACAGTACTCTTCAGTGTGACACAAAATAATCAGTGGTTTTTGCAACTTAACCCGACTTAACATCCTATGCGTTTTACTATACCACAAATCATTGTGATAATTCCAATTCGGGTTATCTTGTGATAACAGCGCCCTCCTGAGTTCAACTAGTTGTAGATCATCTTCATCCGCCAATACCTCATCTGGATCAAGAAATCCATACTTAAATGACAATGTCGTTTTTCCCATCCCAGACGGCAATATAATCCCATATAAATTAGTGATCTTGCGACTCTTATACCTATCCACACTTGATCGAAACTTTTTTGACAGTTGATCACCATATTTCGACTGTCCAAAATCAGGTTGATCAAGTTCTATTTCTAACAACTGTTTATTGAGCATATCGTTAATTACCCCTTTGCTTAAAGCGTTTTCTTTAATATTTTTGTTTCGACTATGAAACATTTTTGTTTTCTGCTTTCGTCTGAATGGTAATGGATGAGCTGGAATTTTGCTTTTGTTAGACAACATTGACGTGCTACTG